CTTGCCGGGTGTTAATGAAGATGAATCTGATAATACCTCAAAGTCTCCACTAAGGTTTGCAGAGAAGAAAGGAACGTTTACGAAATCACCACCCTCAGTAGCATTTAGCTCAGCCATAGGTGCAACCACACCGCTTGCAAGAAATGAATCTCTAGCAGTAGTTTGCTCAATGACATAAGGCGTAAATACCTCTGGAACGATAATATCACTCCTGAGAACTGCCATGTGTTCAAGAATAAAAAATTAACGGATGTGGGCGTAACCCTATTTGACTTAGCGTAGCCTTGCCTAATATTTATATATTAACGTGTTTTAGCAATATCTCTCAACTTTTGCCAAGTTTCTTTTCCATATGTTTTAAAAATACGACCCTGTTCAGTAATATCTTCACTATTTTTTAAAAATGGTTTTAACATATCTTCTGAAAAATTATCAGATGATGGTCTTGAAATCGGAGCACCGCCACCTGATGGAGGTTTATTTTTTAATAAATATGGCTTTTCTTTTTCAAGTTTATTTTTAACATACTCTTGAACAGGCAATTGTTCATAACCATCAACAACAACAGGGACACCTTCTTTAATTTGTATTTGATCTTTTGGTACTAAATTATTTAAAACTAACTCAGGGTCATGTGTAACTTCAGATAATGCTTGCATTGCTGGTGCAATAAGTTCAAGCTCTCTGTTTCTTGCTTCGAGTTTTTGTATTCGTTCTTTATCCTCTGCAGATTTATCACGATACTGTTGTTCAAGTTTTTGTGTTGCTTCTGTATATTTTCCCTCATTTTCTAACTGTTCACGTTCATGCTTTTGTTTAAAAGCAAGTAACGCTTCGTAATCTTCTGGTACAGCTTTATCGGAAACAGGTTTTTGATTTTTTAATTTACCGATAAGCTCGTAATTTTTTGCTTCCAGTTTTTTTACAGATTCCCTTAACTGCTCAAGCTCTGTATTGTTTTCTGGTGGCGTAACCACTTCTTTGTTTTCTTCAGACATAAATTAGTCGTAAACTAAATGTATTATATTATTTATATCACCATTTGACCTTTGCTGCCCAAAAAGCTGCAGACATTTTGCCTCTTGCAATATTTTTTGCATGACGAGCAAGAAATGATTTACGTCTAGCTTTATCTTTTTCTGTTCGTGGATTTTTCCCTGCACCAGAAACACCTTGTTGTCCGAATCTTATTAATTTTACTTTATTTCCTTCTTTTGCTAATACTGCATGAGATTTTGTTGGGTGATTTGGAGTCCTTTTTGGTTTGTTAAAATCAGAAAAGGATTCTTTTCCACGTTTAACTGTCATTTTCCTTTTTTTCTCATAGCAATATTATGAGCTTGCGTAAAAGTTTTGCCTGCAAGCATTTCTTTTGTCATTAAATCTATGTGAGCTTTAGTATGACCATGAGCTTTTTTATGTCTTTGTAAAGCATTTTTTTGTCTTGTTGTTAGAACTTTTTTTTTCATTTTTGCCTCTTTCTAGTTCTATCATAAATATCTTTATCTACTTTGCGTGCAGGTCCACCTCTCATATAACTATTAACACGAGCCATTGACCAAGCTGCCATTGTTACATTTCGACTTCCACTTGATAAATATGCACCCTGACCTTTTCTATAAACAGAAGCTAATTCACCATAAGTAAATTTAGTCCCTTCAGCTTTTTTTCTTAGTGCTTTTTTTGTTTTTTCGTTTAGTGGACTTCTTCGACTTTTTTGTGACATCTTGGTTTACCCTTGATTTTTGAACAGCTTTAATGTCAATATACTCGCCTTTTCTGTAGGCTTCTGCAGTACGTCTTATCTCAGCAGCTTTTGCACTCCTGTTTTTAGACCCCTTCAGATAATTTTCTGGAATCTTTCTCTTCTTCTTCTTTTTTCTTGGCATTTTTCTTTGGTTTTGTTTTTTTAGCTTCTGAAAGCTTTTGTAATAATGTTTTTGTCATTATTTTTTACCACCTTTTTTCCTTTTTTTCTTTGGTTTCATTGTAGAACCATAATTCATTCCTTTTGGCATAATAAAAAAGCAACTAACAACAGTATAACTTTTAATTTGCTTTTGGATATTTTTTAATTAAATCTGTTAAAGATAATTCTGTACCATCATTTCTTAATATCTGACGCAAAGCATCTCTTGGGCTTTTATTTTTTGTATTTATTAAATAATTAAAAAATCGTTTTTTATTTCCAAGTGCTTGTGTTTGCATATTAGGGTTTCGCTTCAACCAATCAGGATAACTTAAATCTTGTGGTACTCTTCCAACCTCACTTGGTCGTGTATCTGGAAATCTTCTTCTTAAATCATTATCATCAATGATTGGCACAGTTGTAGAGCGACAATTAAAATGTTGTGGTGGCTCTGGACCTTCACCATACTTAAATTTTCTGCCATCTAGACTTCCACATAATGCAGTAGTTCTTGCATCAAGTGTCGCAACATATTCATATTTTTTTGTTATATCCTGATTGGCAGAATACACAGCTTGATTTGCCATTGTTTGAACTTGATTTACAGATGTTCTAACAATTGTTCTTACTTGATTGTTTGCTAGTTTCATTCCAGTACCACCAGCAAGTGCCTGTGCTCTTGCTGTCATTTCTTGGTTTGCACCAAACTGCAATCGACCTCTAAGCCTTCTTGCTATTTTTGCTATTGACTCTCCTTCTGTAATTCCAACTCTTATTTCTCTTGAAATAAAATCAGCTTGTGCCGATGCAATGCCACGAAATGCTTTTTCGATTACTTCTCCACTTGGTAATGTAATTACTGAACCTTTTGCAGCAGTTAAACTAAATGTTCTTCTAACTTGTGATTCAAGTGTAGGTAATGTAAACACATTAATTCTTGTTGGGTCTGTATAAACAAGACTTCTGGCAAAATTGTCAGAAACTTGTACTGTATTTACATTTGCTGCTCCAATAGGTAAAACTTTTTGTAATTCACTTGCAACAAATTCTGTTTGGAATACAGCAAGACTTTGTAATTGATCTGCCATATATGCAGTTCCTTCTACAGACCAACCTTCTAGACTTTCTTTAAACTGTGCAAGCATTGACCTGATACGAGCAACAGTTGCAGGACTTGTGACCTCATCAATAGTGGCGAGTTTATATGTTAAATCTAAAATTACATTATTGTAGTTAGTTACTATTTCTCTAGCAATACGATTGCTGTATCTATTTAAATCAATAGATTGTCTGTAAAAACTTTCTGGAATTGACATTGATTATGCTGCATCTTGTTCTTCTTCTGGCTCTGGTTCTACTTCTTTTGGTTGTGCCATTTCGACTAATCCACCACTTTGTGTAGATTCAATTTCTTCTTCAACATCAAATTCATCTCCTAATACTTCACCCTCATGTAACTGTTTCAGTAATGTTTCTTGTGTAATCGAACCAGATGTATAAAGCTGTAATAATGCCTGTATCTCTTGTGGCTCTAATCTCTGTGATAAAAAGTCTCTATTAACAAAACAACTACCAGCTTCAGCATTTATATATTGACCATGAAATTTTAAACAATTATCGATCATATCTTGCATCTGTTGTGCTACAACCATCATTGTTGAATCACCTTGTGATCTGTCAATACGTTTTGCTTCTGCAGTTTCTGCCGATAATTTTTGTCCCAACACAGCGGCAAGACCCAACTCATTTATCTGGTTTGATAAAACATCAAGTCTTTGAAACTGAGCATCATAACTTCTGCCAGCAGGTTCAATGTATTCTGCTCTTCCATCAGCAGGAAAGGCTATTGCTTCTCCGGGTCCAGCAGTTACTTCTTCAGAGCTTTGAGGAAACCCATAAAATGCCAACATTGGTACAGCAGAGATATGAAGCTGATTATCTAAATCAGATTGTATTTGATATGCTTTTAAATTTAATTCTGCAATATCAGACATTGGTGGTCTAGATTCTAATAAATTTAATCTGTTTGCGTATGCAACAGAAAAAGGTATTTCAGACAAACTTGTATTTCCTTCATCTACTTTAACAAACTTATTATTTTTTCCTTTTTGATGTATTTCAAAACCACCTCTGGTTAATAACCTTATTTGGTCAATTATCTTTTCACCATAAAGACCATCAGGAACTGATACTTTTTCCTGTAAACGTAATTGTGTAAGTTTTACCTCTCCATCTACCATTTCAGTTCTATATCCTAAAATATCTCTTGGCGTATAAGTCACCCAATATGGTCTGCCACTTTGTCCACTTGTTGGTGCATCAACTAAAACACCAACATGACCATACCTAACCATTCTTCTTGTAGTCTCATAAGTCCAAACATTTAAATCATTTCCTTGTAAGTCAACATTGAATAAGTGTTCACGGATTGTATCTGCTGTATCGTTTAATCTGACAGGCTTTCTTGTTAACATACCAGCTAACATTCTTTCTAATCGCAAATAAAACGGTGGACAAACAGACCTTGCAAGTCTGTTGTCATATGATTCATCTAGTTCTCTTGGTTCTTGTGGTAAATATCGTCTATGTCTTTTTCTCATCTGATATGTTCCACCAAGTAGATCTTCTATTAGCATCCAATGAGGCTCTTGTTGAAACCAAATAGCATTCGGGTCATTTATTTCTTTACCTTGTGAGTTTGTTTCTCTGTTGTAATAGTTATAACCTGAGTACATTTTGCTCCAATGTTTTCTTTAGTTTAATAAATAATCTTAATAAAGCCTAATTCCTGTTTTACGACCAGCACCCATATGTAATGGATTAAACAGACGCCAAGTAATGTAACCTAAAGCATCATTCATATGATCGTAACCAGCATCTTTATCAGGTTCACCTTTTTCAGTATAACTTTGAAGTTCAAGACACTCAATTAATTTAGTTGCACTTGAATGAATTTGTAGTCTAACTTGACCTTTTCCATTTTCAAGTAGTCTTTGCACTGAATTAACCCTATCTCTCACAGGTGGGTTTGCTGCTGGCGATTGGTTCATAAATCCATAGCTTTCTAATATTTGGATGTCGGTTTTTGAAGCGTTTGTGCTTCTGTTTCCTCCTGAAGCATCAGGATAGACATATATTTTTTGGTCTGGATAGCGTCTTTTAATTTCTTGAGCAATTGAGTCGGTGTCATGTGATTCTCTTATTTCATCAACCACGAGTAATTTGTCACCAATAGCAATACCAATAACTGCATTCATATTTCCAATATTAAAATCAAGTCCGATTCTGAGTGGTTCGTTTGTTATATCTGGCAACGTATCAGTAACATGGACAGTTCGGTTGAAGCGATCATAAACTTGTCCTGTTGTTATATTACAAAACTCTCCGTTTAAATATGCTTGCAGTAATCCTTTTTCATAATTCTCTTCTAATCTTGTAATAAAGTCTTGTGGTAGATGTGGATTATCATATGTTCGCATTTTTATTAATTTACGATCTGTTTTCTTTTGTGCTTCATTACTGCCAAAAGTATTCCACATCCATCTGAAACCTTCAGGAGTTGATGCAACGCCAAACTGTCTTTGATTTCCAGAACGTAATCTTGCAAGTATTCTGGGAAAAGCTCTGTCTGCAATAGATGGAGCAACAGTATCTATTTCATCTGCAAGCACCCAAGCAAGGTTTAGTCCAATAATTCTAGACCAGTTTTCAAAACTTCTGCACAGTATACGAGCATCTCCATCTGGCAGATGCAA